AGCCGGTTCGGCGTCTGGGTCAATCTGCAGCAGGTAGGGAACTTACCGACTGGGACCGGGGCGCATGTGTTCCACACCGGGATTTTCTCCAACGTCACGTCCAACTACAACTCGGGCACCTCCGGCACAGGCCAAATGTACGGTTATGCGGCTCAGGTTGCAGCGGGGCCAGGATATACCAGCACTTACGGATTGGTTGGCGGCGAGATCGACGTTGCCAACAGCAGCCCCAACACAGGCATGGTCGAAGGTTGGGGCGTTGCCAGCGTTCCACTGACCTACGGCAAGCCGACTTATCACGGTTTCAATTATGATGCAGGCTATGGGCTGTGGGCTGGTGGCTCGTGCGGCCCCGGTGTCCTGGCTGGGGGCAGCGATTGCATCGGGTTCAAGGTTGGGTTCTCGTTTGGCCGTCACGACAGCTATTTTCCGATTGACGAGCACGGCTCGATGATTAGCGTCCGCAAGGGCGTCGGCACGACAATGAAAGCTGATTATGGCATTCGCTTTGTCGATGATGACTTGGTGACTCCGGTACAGTTCGCAGTCTGCGCGTTCTTGTCAGCGGGCGTGTGCATCGACGGCAGAGGCAACTACAAGCTGGAGATCGGCAATCCCTTCATCTCGATGAAGGATGTGAGCGTGATAACGCCAAACACCAACAGCGGCTTGATGCGACTGACAAGTAACGGCGCGCAGAGCGGCGCGAACACATTTCAGTTCCAGGTCAACACCGCTGCGGCGGGCAATTTCAGTACGGTAGTTACTCCGATCGCTTTTGGTGCCACAGGGATCTTCGTGACCGGCCTCAATATAGCCCAGCTTACGCCACCGTCGTCGAGTTCGCCTTGCAAGGCAGGCCAATTTATGGCCGATGCTCAGTACATCTACACTTGTGCAACGGATAATGCCTGGAAACGTTTGGGAAGTGGAGCAACGTGGTGAAAAGGCTCATCGCCCTTGCTCTGTGCCTGCTCCCAGCCGGGGCAGCGGCGCAAGTGAGTGACATCGAATTGATGCAGATGCGGGCCGACAGCGCCGAGGCAACGGCACGCTATTTGTCGGCACTGTTGCAACGGGAGCAGCAGAACGCCAAGGCGCTGCGTGAGTGGTGGGCCTCCTACGTCGAGGGATTGAAACAATGACCCAGCTCGATGTGGCCCGCGAAGCCTTGGCACAGATCGGCACGCGCTCGACGATCGCCTCGCTCAGCGACGGAAGCGCGGAGGCGACATACGTCAACTTCCTCTACGGGCCGATCCGCGACTTCCTGCTGGTAGATGGCGACTATGACTGGTCGATGATACCAGCGGTCCTGGTTGAACTCGCACAGCCCAACTTTCCGTGGGTTGCCTCCTATCCGTATCCGGTGAACGCGCTCCGCATCCGACAGCTGTTACCGCTTGTCCCGGACCCACTCGATCCGCATCCGATTGCCTGGAACGTCATAAATATCGGCGGCCCGCGCCTGATCTACGCCAGCGAGAAGGTGGGCGAGTGCCTCTACACTGCGCCTGCCAGTGAGGATCTGTGGGACGCGATGTTCCGGCAGAGTTTTGTGCGGATGCTCGCGAGCGCATTGGCCTTCGCGCTCGAGAACCGGATCGAGGCATCGAAGGTGAAGCTGGACGAGGCGCTGGGCTTTGCCGGGGTCGCCAAGCTGCGGGATATGTGAGGAAGCATGAGCAGTAGTTATGGACAGAAAGCTGTTGGTCTGAATTTCAACCCATCCGGCAATCCAGAAGTACAACGAGTCAAGGAGCTTTACGCTGAGATCATTGACCTGTGCTACGAGGCACGATTGGCCTCGACATCGCCTGAGCAGATGCGGTTGTTCTCGGTTGCGATCACCGAGGCTCAGACCTCGCAGATGTGGGCGGTTAAGGCCCTCACGTGGGGTGATTGATGTCGATCGAGAGCATCGTCAACCAGTCACTCGATCTGATCGGGTACAAGCGCCACATCGGCTCGATTTACGACGGGAGCCCGGCGGCGCGGATTGCGCTCGACGCCTGGGGAGAGACGCGGGACGAGGTGCTGGCGCTGCGCCCCTGGCCGTTCGCCCGGTTCTACTTTCCGCTCGCAGCACTCACTAATCCCCCACCGCCCTGGCCATATGTGTATGCGAGGCCCGCCGCGGCGATCCGGGTGCTGGACGTTATCCCTTCGGTGATCGCCGAGGACGAACGTCTGCTGGTGTCGCCGATCCGCTGGATGGAGTTGGGCGCTCCCGAGCGACGCCTCGCCTCGAGTTTTTCCCCGGCGAGTGCTGTCATCACATACCGCACTACGGATTTCGCACAGTGGCCGCCAGACTTTACTGCGGGGATGGTTCAGGCGCTCGCCGAGAAGCTCCAGCATGGGCTCGTCGGTGGGGCGCAGGAGAAGAGAGATGACGCCGGACGACGTAGTGAACAACGCGCTTGAGATAGCCGGGCACCCCGAGCGCATCAGCTCGCTGTGGGACGGCAGCCCGGAGGCGGCTATTGCGCGCGACCTCTACGGTGAAACGCGCGACGAGGCACTTGCCGCACAACCGTGGAACTTTGCGCGGGCGTTCTATGCGCTGAACGCGTTCGGCGCACCGGCTACGGGATGGCTATACAGCTACTCCCGGCCCGCGACCGCAATAACCCTGCTCGACGTATATCCAGGAAACCTAACAGAGGAACAGGTACTTGATGCGCGGCCAAGCCGTTGGCTCGAGGTTCGCACTGGCACGCGGCTCATCCAGACGCGCTTCAGCCCCGCCATAGCCGCAGTGACCGATCGCGTGGTCGATCCTACGACCTGGGTGCCGGACTTCACAGCGATGGTCGTGGAAGTGCTCGCCAGGAAACTGCAGGCCGCTTTCGGCAAGGAGCAGGTAGATGAGTCCCGAGGACATCGTTAACAACGCGCTTGAGCTGATCGGGCACCCGACCCGAATTGGCTCTTTCTTCGATGGCAGCCCGGAAGCGGTGGTGGCGCGCGATATGTGGGCCGAGACACGCGATGCCTTGCTGGTACGAACGCAACCGGACTGGGCGCGCGAAGACGTACCCCTCGAAGTAATCAAGAGTGCCCCACCCTACTACGATGAGCAGACACCGTGGGTCGCAGGGAAATACCCGGACATGCCGTGGCTCTACGAGTACGCGCAGCCGGAAGTGTGTCTGGTGCCACTGGCCTTGAAGCCGAGGGCGCACACACTTCCGATATGGCGCCCTCATGCCATGCGCTTCCGAGTTAAAACCGGCCAGGATCAGACATACGTTCTCTTGGGGAATGACCCGGCCCCGATCCTCACCTGCATAGTCCACACAAACGATCCAGACATCTGGTATGAGGACTTCATCGAGTTGATGACCGTAACGCTGGCGAAGAAGCTAGAGCGCCTCTTCGCGCCCATACCGGAAAGGAAGCGTCCTGATGCCAACGACGCCGGACGACGTAGTGAATGAAGCCCTCGATGAAATTGGAGTCGAGGCTATTGGTGATCTGCACGAAGGATCGAAGACAGCGAACGTGGCGCGGAGGAATTATGACCCGATGCTGCGCGCTATGTTTGCCGCGGCTCCCTGGAACTTCGCCCGGCGCCAACGCCAGATCGATATGCGCGGCGATGCCTCAGGCCAATACCACGCCAACCGCAACGTTCCGCTGCACTGGTCATACATGTACGAGTGGCCCAACGACTGCGTACATGCGAGGTGGGTACTTGGGCTGGACGCTTATGCCCTGGACGCGAGCGGTGCTCCCCTGGCCGCTGCGCCAGCGTGGGCGCGTCCAGCCCCTTTTATCGTGACCGACGCACCGCTCGTAAACGACATCGCCAGCGATTGGGACCAAACGGAGGGCCACAACCCCGAGAGCACACGGGTGATCGCGACTAACGAACTCGGGGCGATGCTCGTCTATACGGGGCTGGTGCAGTATCCAGACGCATGGGATGCAGGGTTCCATCGTGCTTTCGTTGCCGCGCTTGCGGCTCGTCTTGCGATCCCTTGTATCGAGGATAAAGCGCAGGCGAGGGCAATGCGCAGCGACCAACTCGCCATCGCCCGCGACGCCCTGATCGAAGCGCGGGTGCGGGACGGCAACGAAGGGTGGACCCTGACAGACCACACCCCGGACTGGATCAGGGTGCGCACTTCGACCGCGTGGCGGGGCTGGCACGGAAGTGGCTGGTGCAGCTTCCCGTTTGTCGAAGACGCAGGGGGCGTATACTAAGTGCCTGATCGCGAAGCCCCGATATCGCTGGCGCAGCATTCCTTTGCTACTGGCGAGGTATCGCCTGGCTTTTACGGGCGACAAGACATCCAGAAGTACGCTAGCGGCTGCGCTGTCCTACGTAATTTCTATGTCGATCCGAGGGGTGGCGCAACAATCCGCCCTGGTACTCAATTCATCGGCTACCCTGCAACGCCCGGCTACACGAGGCTGATCCCATTCCAGTTCTCGCCGGATGTCGGCCAAAGCTATGTGCTGGTGTTCAGCGCCGGTCATATTCGCTTTATCAAAAATCCTGGTACGGCCTCGTATCCAAATGGCTCGAATGCCGGGTTCATCCAGAGTGGTGGGGTTGCTTACGACATCGTGACGCCCTACACCGAGGCCGATATCCGCGAGCTGCACTACGTGCAGATGGCCGATGTCATGTGGCTCACGTGCCGCAATCGTACCCGCAAGAAACTGTCACGGTACGCCGACGATAACTGGACGCTGACAGAGATATCATCTACGCCAGCGGTCGCAGCACCGGTGATGGCGAACGTGACTGTAAGCGCGGCGGCAACAGGGGTAACACCGGCCCCGGCGGTAGAGACGCGCTATATGTATTGTGTCTCGGCGGTGAATACGAACGGCGATGAGAGCTTGCCGTCGGTGCCGATGGTCTCGGACGCCGGGATCAATATCGGGGTCACACAGGGCACGGTAACGGTTCGCTGGAACGCGGCCCCTGCGGCATACTTCAAGGTCTGGAAGGCGTTGCCAGCGCATGGCAACCGCGTGCCGCTGCCAAACGAACAATTCGGGTTCTGCGGGTACAGCTACGGGGTAGAGTTCACCGACTCGAATATCGTGGCCGACTTTGCGCAGGCGCCTATCTCGGCCGCAGATCCGTTCGCGCCCGGTGCACTGACCGGCTACGCTATCTCGAACGCAGGCTCCGGGTATATGCCGGGAGCCACAACGATTACGGTCAACGACTCTACCGGGACCGGCGCCGTCGTCTATCCAGTGATGGGCAGCAACATCGCAGGAACGGCTGGTGGCATCGTCGGCCTCTACATCGCCAACCCTGGCCACAATTATACCGCCCCGACCGCAACCGCAGTTGGCGCAGGAACAGGCTTCGCCGCCACCTTCACGGTTGGCCCCTCGACCGGCCTCGACCCGGCCACGGTCGGTATCTTCCAGCAACGGATGGTCTACGCCTCTAGCCTCAACAAACCTATCTCACTGGCCGCCTCGCGCCCTGGAGCACCTGATGATTTTCGCACCAGCAATCCTGTAAACGATGGCGACGCCTTCCGCTTCGACATATTCGATCAGCAGGTATCGCGTATCTTTTGGCTGCATTCCCTGCCAGGCGGCCTCTTGATCGGCACCAACGCGCATGTTGTCCAGCTCACTGGTGGCAGTAATAATGCTTCCAACCCTGTTGCGGTCACACCGACCAACGCGGTCATCGTACCACAATCACAGTTTGGCGCTTCCGATGTAGCGCCAATAGTTATCGACCATAACATCCTCTACGTCCGCACTGAGGGCACCGTAAACGAACTGACCTACAACTTCTACGCCAATATCTACGCAGGTAAAGATATCACTATCCTGTCCAACCACTTCTTCCATGAGGCGCGGGTACTCGATTGGGCTTATGCTGATGCGCCAGGCAAGGTGGTGTGGGCGGTACTCGATACTGGCACCCTTTTATCGCTCACTTACGTCAAGGATCAGGAGATAGCGGGATGGGCGCGGCACGACACTCCGAACGGCATCGTCGAGTCGATCACTACGATCCAAGAGGGCGAGGTCAACGCGGTCTATTTCTCGGTGCTGCGGTTCGGCTCACGATGGATAGAGCGGCAGGCGCAGCAGCAGCTGTTCCAAGCATCGGATGCGTGGCAACTCGATGGTGCCCTATCTATCGCCTCGAACTACCCTAACGCACAGCTGGATATTGGTGGGCAGACTGGTGTCCAAGTGGCGACAGCCTCGGCCCCGGTGTTCCTGGCAGGCCATGTTGGCTATCATGTCCACGCGGTCAACTCGCGTGGCACAATCTCTTCGTATATCAGCGCAACCCAGGTGATGATTGATATAGACCCGGCGCGGCCGTTCTTCGCTCAGTCGCTGTATCCGGGGCTGTGGCGCCTGGACCCGGTGCTGAGTACCGTGACCGGGCTCGGGCATATGGAGGGTACCACCGTCTACGCGCTGGTGGACGGCGTGGCGCAGGGTCCGTTCACGGTGTCAGGCGGCGCGATCACTCTCACAACTCCGGGATCGCAGGTGGTAGTGGGGTATCGGTTTCAGGCACAGCTGCAACCGCTGTACATCGAGACACCGGAGGCCAGCACGATACAGGGTAAGCGCAAGAAAGTGGCGGCGGCCTCCATCCGAGTGCAAAATACACAAGGCCTCAAGTACGGCCCCTCGTTCACCTCCCTGCAGCCGTGGACCCAAGGAACATCCTCGACCGACGAGCAACCGCTCCTACCGTATTGGGCGCTTGGCCTCTATAGCGGCGACCAGCGTATCTGGCTCGATCAAGTGTTCTCGATTGGTGGGTGGGTGTGCGTGCAACAGGATGATCCGTACCCTTCTACCGTAATCAGCATTATGCCCGAGTTGGCTCAAGGGGACGTTATGTGAACATAATCTTTCGGAACGCGGAGCGTCACGATGCTCTTACCATCGTGCCGTACCTGCGAGATCGGGATCGCCTCAATTTGGCACGGCAGGGCAATCCAGTCGAAGTGATTAACGAGGCAATGTCAACAAGCATCTCGAATTATGTGGGCGTCGCCGAGGGGGTTCCTGCGGTTATGTGGGGCCTGCGGGCCGCACAACTCCTCGATAACAGCGCGTATGTGTGGATGCTTGGCACCTCTATGATCGAGGATCACCCGATCCACTTCCTGCGGTACTCGCGAGCCGCGCTGAAGCTGATGCGACAACGCTACCGCGTGCTGTATGGAGAGATCGAGGTGGATTACAAGGCGTCGCAACGGTGGCTGCGATGGTGCGGAGCGGAGATAACTCCACATGAGCGCCACCTGATGTTCGTGCTGCGCAATGAGTAAGAAGTGGCTTAATGCCATCACTCTTGCGGTAGTGCTGGTGCTGATCGCTGTTTTGGTGGGGATGGTGGTATGGGTCCTGAGGTAATGCTTGGAACGCAAGCGGCCAGCACACTGGTTAGCACCATCGGCGGCATTAGTCAAGGCTCAGCGGCATCGAGCGCGGCCAAATATCAGGCACAAGTGGCGCGGAACAACGCGATTACTGCGATGCAGAGTGCCGAGTATGCTTCGCAGGCAGGGGAAACAGCGGCACAGTCACAAGGATTTAAGAACCGGGCCACGATGGGCCAAATCAGGGCGGCGCAAAGCGCAAGCGGACTGTCGCTTGACAGTCCTTCGCTGGTCGATGTACGCGAGGGTACAGAGAATGTTCTTCGCCTCGATACAGCGAACATCGCAGCGAATGCTGCCCTACGCGCCCGCCAGTATCAGGCTCAGGTTACCGATTATGAGGCACAGGCGACGCTGGATGAGCGCAAGGCGAGCGATGCAACGACCGCAGGGTATTTGGGTGCGGCCGGGTCGCTGTTAAGTGGGGCGGCGAGCTTCTCTGACAAGTGGACCCGCTATACTACTCCAGCCAAACCTTACCCAACTTGAGGTGATTTGTGCCGTTACTTCCTGCCAGTGGTTACAACATTCCCACTGCACCTAGCATCGAGGCATTTCCTGCCGCGCCGGAAGTAAAGCAGGATATACGCGCCACAGCTGAGATGTTCGGTGGCCTGACTGGCGAAGCCGTGTCGCGCTTCGGGCAGAGCCTGGAGAAAGCGGCAGGTGCCTTCGAGAACACCTATAAGTTCTATCGGGAGACAGCTGCCGCCGACCAAAGCCTAAAGACGCAGGTAGAAGTCAACAAGCTGATGTACGGCGACCCTAATGTGCCGGGAGATAGAGGGTTCATTGGGCTCGAAGGCGAACATGCGATGCGCGAGATGCCTGTGCGCCGCAAACAAATTGAGGCCATTATTAGCGGGGCGCGGGCTAACCTGGGCGATCAGTACGCAGTAAGCCATTTCGACAATGAGATACAGCGGTTCCGCAACTACATCCTGACGGATATGGGGCGGAAGTATGACCAGGAGATGACGAGGTGGCGGGATCAGACCGACAAAGGGTTGAAGACGCTGAGTGGGGCTGATGCCTCAAGGGCTGCGAACAGCGGCGATATGGCTCGGTTCAAGGAGTCACTGGCCAATGACGAAGCACTCGTAAGGAAGCAAGGCGCGGATAAGGGACTACCACAGGCCGACATCGATGCGGAGGTTGTGACACGGCGAAGCCTGCTAGCGAAGGAGAAGGCCGAGGCGCTACTCGCAACCGATCCACTCCAGGCGCGAGAGTTCATCAACCTTAATGGCGATATCCTCCTCACGCATCACCCGGAGTTGTCGGCAAGAGCGAACGCGGCGGTCGTTAAGCAAATGGCCGACGATATTGTGGCTGGAAAGGATGTATCGCGGTACTCGGAGAAGTTGCCGGGGCCGATGGTGAGGGGTGGGGCTATCCAGGGCGCTATAAGTCCTATGGGGAAAGAGCACTACAACTACCAACGCTCTATCGGAGCGAGCCCTAACGAGGCAGCAGTGCTTACAGCTGCGGCTGAAGTCGAGTCCAGCTTTAACCCGGAAGCAACTCACGACCATGCCTATTTGGCAAAGAAAGGACTGCCACCCGGTTACGGGATGTATGGGCATAACGATAAACGCCTGGCCGAGATGCAAAAGCAGTTTGGTCCTCGTCCGACATGGCAGCAGCAAGCACAATTCGCTCTCCAAGAACTACGCAGCCGCCCAGAGGGTGCTCGGGTCAATGCAGCGACAACCGCAGAACAGCTGCGAGACATCCAACAAGAGTTTGAAGTAGGAGTAAAGACTCCAGAAAGCGATGCAAAACGCCTCGCAGCGACGCAGAAGTACATTGGGCTGTCTGGCGGATCAACTGCTCCAGCGCAACCCGTGCCCACCGCTGGCGCCGACCGACCGCCTGCGCCTCCTGCCGCAGCAAGTCCTTGGGTTCCAATCACTGGACCCGATAACAAAACCTATATGCTGACGGGACCGCAAGCCGAAGAATATAAGGCTATTAAGAAGCCTGAAGATCAACAGAAATTCTTGGTGGAAGCAGTAAAGAAGCCGGTCCCACCCAGTGCCCCTGGCACTCCAGCTCCAGCTGCTACTCCCGGTGCCACCTCCGGCGGTCCCACAACTTCCCCTGGGGTCAACGTCGGCAGCCCACGTCTACAAGAGTTGATGCGTAGCGCACCGGAGCGCGATCCGGGCCAACCAGCCGACACCGAGGTTCCGGGCCTCGTAGCCGCACTAGAGCGCGATGCTCAACGGATGCCCGCCAACTTGCCTCCTCAAGTAGCGTCCTCTGTGTGGCAGGGCATAGTCCAGAAGGAGCGGCGCATCTTCAACGCTGCCTACACCGATCAACAACACGCCCTCCAGGCGCGGAAGCGGGACGATGAGGAGAACGATCATCAAGTGATGCAGGAATATCGATTGCGGCTGGGGACAAACAACCCGCCGACTGTTGCGGAAGTGACGGCGGATAAGCGGTGGCGCAGCGAAAAGAATGCCCAGGAGATGATTGGGTTCATCGGAAGGGCACTGAAGCCCGACCCACCTGCGCACGTTGCCAAAGCAGTCACCTCTGACCTCTACCGAAGAATGGATGATAAGGAAGCAGATCGCCTCACCAGCATGGACCCGGTAAATCAGGCTTTCATAAATGGGCAGATTGCAGAGAAGGACTTAACCTTTCTGGAAAAGCGTTGGGAAGCTAAGACTGGTACTAAGGAAGCCTATGTAAAAAACAAGACTGATCGGATCTGGAAGTCTATGGTGCAGCGACAGTTGCGCCCACACGCTGCGATGGGTCCAACGATGGAGCAATTCATGGACATTCAAGCGCAAGATCAGGGCCAGATGACCTCTGGGGAGCGGGAGATGGGCTGGCGTGAGAAGGTAGAAGAGACAATTAACGATTACAAAAAAGAGGGTAAGAACACGGATGAGCTGTTCGATCCGAAGCCAGGGAACAGCAAGTACATCGGAAGCCCGGAGTTCATGGCTGAGTTCATGCCTGAACAGGCGTTGCCGACTGCGACGAAAGGCAGTGGGCCGGATGTGAGCACGCTGGATGCGGTAAAGAGGACCTTCAAGCTGGAAACCGTTGTCGATCAAGAAAGGGCAAGGGCAGCAGTGGTGCAAGCATTCGAGAGCGGAAAGTATGGGCCTCGCACATCGCCTGAGGCAATAGCTAAGGCTAGGGCCATTCTCGAGGGACTTGGCCTTTCGGTTCCGAAGCCACAATTTGCCCCGCAGGGAGTTCCTGCACGCTAATGTCAGACCTAACACTTCCAGAAAATATCGCGCTCCCGCCAACGCAGAGCGCTCTTGGTATTGCCCTCCACGGCCGCGATCCAACCATCCCTCCCATCTATACTGAAGACCTGCTCAAACCGATACCAACTACCGAGGATCTCTTGGCGCCGCCGAAGGGCGCGGTTGTCGGAATGAAGGACTGGTTTGCGCAGCAGTTCGACGAATTGGGGAGGATGGGCAAAGGGTTCCTGCGTGCTTATGAGGGTGGGCTTGGACTAAGTGGTGAGGACCAAAAGTATATTAAGGATGCGGGGCTTGAGCCGTTCTTAAAAGATGCGGAGACGAATATTGGTAAGGCCGCTCAGTTCGCGGCACGAACTGGTGTTTATGGGATACCGGCGGCGCTGGATGCTATAGCGCGGCTCCCGATGGGCATACTGTATGCAGTAGGTGACGTCGCTATCGAGAAGGGCGTTCCTCGAGACGTGTTTGGTATGATCGAGGCGTTCCCTGCCGGACATATGGCCGGGTATCCAGGCGGTATTCCCTCCCGGATGGCCCAAATCAAGGAGTGGACTCGCGGCGTACCGGAGCGAGCCATCCTTAATATGGATAAGGCGGCCGAGGCTGGGGCCATAGAGGGTGTACCGCCGCTTGAGGCGTGGAAGAATAATGTTGAGAATGGAGTGGTGGAGCCGCCGTCACCGAGAGATATTCATGAGGCGGCGCGGGCTGTAGCACCGGAGGTAATGCACCGATACGAGGCTGACGTAACTCGAAGCGACTTCATCGCGGGGCGCCTCGACGAACTGAATGAAGTCATTCGGAACGAGCCGGAAAACGTCCGGGAGTTGCGGACGCAGGGGCGTACTGAAGAGGCGGAAGCCCTGATGCGGGACATCCGGCGTGAGATGACCGCCCTCTCGAAGGAACAACTCGAAATCGCACGGCGGATGGACGAGCATTTTCCGCAAGTGCTGGATGCGTATAAGAGGGGAAGCGAGGTTGGGAAGGAGGCGGCGCCACCGACCGAGGGCATATCGGTTGATACCACGCCACCGCCTGAGGTGAAGGTGCCGGAAGGGGGGCGCGATCCCTACACTCTGCCCGAGCCGCCCGCAGAGAAGCTGTTCCCTCCCGAAAAAATAACTCCCAAGCCTGCAGACGCAGGTGAAGCCCTGGTCGCCAACAAGGAGATGACCACCAAAGTCGAGAAGGCACTCAGCGAGAACAAAGAAGTCACGGCCCTCGTAGAGGGCAAAGAGGTTCCCATAAAAGAGGTGCAGGGTAATCGGCTGGTTACGGAGGACGGGCAGAAGCTGAGCGTGCTCGATGTGAAGGATGGTGAAGTGACCATCTTTCATCAGAGGACGACGAGCATCGCGGTTGATTTCGCCAAGAAGGTCGAGGCGACAGGGCGACCAGCTGAAGAGGCGCAGGCCGTCGGTCGCCTCGCCCAAGCCTATTATCGCACAATGGCGGAGACGTTCGAGGGCAAGTTGGGTACAGCCGAGGAACTGTACCAGAAGATGTCTCCACGCCTACGTGCCAGAGACGTTGGCAAGACAATTCAGGGCCGCACGATAATAGGACGGTTGCGGAATATCATTGATGTGACGCGCCGGGCCGACCCCTCCACCCTGCCGCAC